CACCGAACACCGCTTCATTTCTACGCGCAAGCTGCAACCTCTGGATAACAGGCCACAAGTCATGGCTGGATATTGGTTTAATGGAAAACATCGCGGATGCTTGCAATCTTCCCCCCAATGGTGTATTGGCGATAGAAGCCTCACAAGAGGACCATCGCTTTGTAGGTGTCAGGGCCGTCACAAGTGGCGACCAAGTTCTGGTGACTGTGGAGTTCATTGTGGATAACCTTCGCGACCTGTGGGCATCTGTTGACCAGTGCCGAAAAGAGAACCCAAAGTTGACGCTGGCAATCGGCGCTTCCTTAGACCTCCACCTGCCTTCGAATATCCGCGGAACCGCCATCCTTGTAGGCACCCGCGAACTTCAACGCTGGACAACACTTGTGCGCTCCATGATTCAATCAGGGCAAGTCAGGCACACAGGCGAGTCAATATTCATTGAACAAATGAACCGCGCGGTCCTTGTCAGAACGAATGGGATAAACGCAATCAGTTCGTCCCGTTCACCCGGACCGATAGAACTGGTTCGTGCAGCTGTGTGGGCCATCGCTCAAGAAGGCAAACCGAAAGTGACCAAAACAGTCAGCTACGCATTTTCGGAGTAATTCTCGAGGGTCGTTGCATTTGCAACTACTTTGTGTAAGACTCCGCGTGATGGGGATTTTCACTCGCACAACAAAACCCGCTTTCGCTTCTGAGCCGATAAAGGCAGCTGCAGGCGTGGCAGGCACAAGCGACTTCATGATGTACACAGGTTCATGGGCGCGTCAGCAGGCAATCCTCATCCCTACTATCTCAAGAGCGCGTGACCTCATCGTCTCGCTTGTCTCCTCATTGCCATTTCAGCAGTACACCAACCAGTGGATGGGTGAGGAGTACGAAGAAATACATTTGCCCGGTGAAAGTTGGATGTCACGGCCTGACCCAAGTGTGACACGACAGTTCATCCTTGCTTGGACTGCTGATGACATCCTCTTTCATGGGCGAGCCTTCTGGGCGATTACTTCACGCAGCCAAGCCACTGGGCTTCCGCTGACTTTCCAATGGCTCCCAGCTGCAGACGTGCAGTCTGACGATATGCCCGGTCCGTTGTGGTACGGCAAGTCAAACCAACTGACATTCCAAGGTCAACCTTTGATCACGAATGACATCATTCAATTCTTGTCGCCAGTTCAGGGAATGCTTTCCATGGGTGCCAGAGCGATTGAAATTTCAAATCGTCTTGACACTGCAGCTATGCGTTTCGCTTCTAACGAAATCACAGCTGGTTATCTTCAGCAGACAAATGGTTCCGAGCCAATGAGTTCAGAGGAACTTGGTGAACTGTGTTCAGCGTGGTCACAGGCGCGCCGTAGAAATGCCATTGGGGCGTTGAACAGTTCGGTCACATGGACTGAGTTTTCCAGCGACCCGTCCAAGTTGCAACTTGTCGAAGCGCGCACACACCAAATGACAGAACTTGCGAACCTTTGCAACATCCCCCAATACCTTGTTGGCGCGCCAGTCACTGGCATGACGTACAGCAACGCCCAGCAATCTCGTCAGGACCTATATCAGTTTGCAGCTAAACCTGTAATTGACTGCATCGGTGAGACGCTCAGCGCCTATGCGCTACCGCGCGGGCGCGAAGTACGTCTTGACACATCTGAATACATCTCAGAACCAGTTGACACTTCAACAGTGTCCAGCCCTGACACAGAAATGAGCACATCTTGAAAATAGAACTGCAAGCAGAACTTTTCAGCATTAACGCTGCAGGCCCAGACGGTGAGCCACGGCGCGTTGTTGAAGGTGTCGCAATCCCATGGAATGTTGAAGCCGTAGTTTCAGGAGGCCAGCGCGTGAAGTTCCTTGCTGGTTCACTTCCTGTTGACGGCCCAAATCCAAAGTTCATTCTTGGACACGACATGACCAAGCCTCTTGGCATGGTTAGCGAACGTGTTTCAACACCAGACGCGATGCTATTTTCGGCATCGCTGTATGACACCAATCTCGCAAATGAGACGCTCCTTCAGGCTGGCCCCGGTCAGTTTTATGATTCGGTGTCCGTTGGTGTAGAACCCACCGATTACAGCTTCGAAGGAAGCACAATGATCGTTAAAGCAGGCAACTGGACGGAGCTTTCATTGCTTCCGTTCGGAGCCTTTGAAGGTGCCAAAGTTGCCGTTGCAGCTGAAGCACCTGAAACCCAAGACCCCACCCCAACAGATTCCGAGGAGGAACCAGAAGTGGCAACACAAGAAACCCCAGACACAGTTGAGGCTGCTGTCCCTACCCAAGTTATTTATGCAGGACCAAAGCGCGAGTTCAAACTTCCGTCAGCTTCTGAATACATCGCATCATTCATCCGTGGTGGTCACGACTTCGCACAGTTGAACGAAAACATTCGTGCAGCTGCACCAGATGTCACAACGCCAGATATTCCGGGCGTCATCCCGACCCCGATTGTCCAGCCAATTTTCAACTCGTTCGTAGGCTCTAGGCCTCTGGTCGATGCCACAACGCTTCGCCAAATGCCCCAAGGTGGTTCAATCTTCATTCGCCCAGTAGTGAATGTCCACAACAGCATTGGCACAGCCGTTCAGAACACAACCATCACAGCATCTGCTTTCCAAATTGATGACGTTCAAATCACCAAGACAATTCAAGGTGGCTACGTTGAAATTTCAGAAGCTGCACTTGATTGGTCACAGCCAGAAGTTCTCGGCGCTTTGTTAGATGACATGGCTCGCGTTTACGCGGACCGCACCGACCTTCTTGCCTGTTCAGAATTGCAGACTGGTACAACCAACAGCAACAACTTTGCAAACGCATCTATCGCAGACCCTGCCTACTGGGTTGAGTGGATGTACACCGCAGCTGCAGACATCCTTACCGGGTCAAACGGAAACCTTCCGTCAATCCTTGCTGTGTCACCAAACGTCTGGAAGTTGATGGGTTCACTCAGCGACACCGCAGACCGTCCGTTGTTCCCACAGGTTGGCCCAATGAACGCTTTCGGTTCACTCAATGCAGCTAGCACCATGGGCGCATTTGCGTTTGGGCTTCGCGTTGTAGTTGACCGCAACTTGACTTCAGCAGGCATGACAATCCTTGACCCTCGTGCGCTTGAGTCGTATGAAATGGCCAAGGGCGCAATTTCCGTGGAAATGCCTTCTCAGCTCTCGCGCCAAATTGCGTTCAGAGGGTACTGGGCATCGAAGGTCATTGACCCAACACTCACAATCAAGGCTGCATTCGTCTGATAAAGACGAACTAGTGGATTCACTGCCGTGACTGTTTTATCGATTGCATTCCGCGAACGCCTAGATGGTGTTGTCGTTTTGCAGACCTTCCTCCCAAATGAGATTCTCATGGGGCAGGCGATAACAGTCGCGAATGTGGGTGACGGCATGGACGGCAACTTCACAGTTGTCTCCACCGAGCCATACGAATTCACAGGCGTAGGCCCAGAAGGTGACTTTGAATTTGACTGGAATGTTTTCCGCGAAAATCAAGTCATCTACTTTGACGCTGGCGATGATGTTCAACGCGACACCGCACCGAACACTTCAACAATCACATACACCAGTGTTTGCACATGGACCACCAATGCGAATGTTCTGTCATTCTTGGGTGTCTCCCCCGCGACAGCCAATGACACCGCTTTCGTTACTGTATGCACAGATGCAGCCAACGCGCTTGCGTTCCGTAGAAGGCGCGCTGCAGGATATTTTTCTGATGTGCTTGCTACGGCACCAAGTGCTGACGTGAAATTGGGTACGACAATGATGGCAGCTCAGTTGTATCGCTCGCGCGGTTCTGCTGGCGGTGACTCATTCCAGTCCTATGAAACTCTGGCATCAGGAAACAACCCTGTTGCCATGGGTGACATTCTCAGACTCTGGGGTTGTAACCGAGCGCAGGTCGCATAATGGGCCGTACAAATGATGCCCGCCTTCGGCTGGTTTCAACGCTCGAAAATGCTGGCATTGCTGTTGTCTCAGACTCCCGCAACGCTCGCCCGCTTTCCGTGATCATTGACCCGCCACAAGTGACGCGGTCAACCACTAACCAGTTGTCGCTATCTTTCCCTGTCAATGTTTTGATGCCCCCACCGGGCAACCTTGACGCGCTCATTGCGCTTCTTGACACGATGGACATGGTGATTGACGCAACATCAGCAACAGACGCAACGCCCACGGTTTATTCTGTGGGCAATCAAGAACTTCCCGCGTACACCATCACGGTGCCGTGGGTCGCATACCCATAAGGAACACATGGCTAGTTACAAAGTCACATCAGAACTTGTTGCAGGCAAATCGCTTGGCGACACAATCACCGATGATGAGCTGCAAGGCTCATCGATTGAGGCCCTCATCAGTGCGGGTCATATCGAATACAAACAAACCAAGAAAGCAGAGGCAGAATAGTCATGGCTATTTTCGTAAACAAAGATGTTCAAGTAACTGTGAACGCAATTGACCTAACCGCGTACGTCACAAACGTGGAATTTGTACAGGCGGTCGACAGCGTTGAGTCAACTAGTATGTCCAGCACTTCAGTGAACGGCCACACCTTTACGGGTGGAATCCAATCAAACACCGCAACAATCTCGTTCAACCAAGACTTCGCAACGTCAAAAGTTCACGCAACTTTGACAGCTCTTGTCGGTGTACAAACCACTCTGATTGTGAAGCCA